ATCGGCGTATGCGCGAGCGAGTTTTTCAACCACTTGCGATGCGCTTGCAATGCCTGCCAAGACTGCTGCTTTCCATACAGGAATGTCGCCCAATACAGCAGCGCCACCAATAATGCCCATAGCCGAATAGCCAAAGACTGCCAATACGCGCAGAGAAATACTTTTCATTCATCTCCACCTTTCATAAAGAGTGCTACTAGATTGACTGCCAATCCAATGCTTGCAAGCCAAATACCAGTAGTGCGTGTACCACCACTCAGCGTTATCAACACAAGACCTGTGCCAATAAGAGTCCACATGAGCGCAGCAATCTCATCAAGAATTCGTTTCATTGCCTGCACATTCTTGCTCATGGTGTATGAGTGGCAATACATCACCGTGTCTTTCTTGTCGGCAATGGCACAGCGCTCATGGCTGCACTAATTGCAATCAACACACGCCTAGACGACACAGGCACAGTGCTGCCAATAGGAACATAGGTATCAACAGCACCAGCAAACACATTGACCTCAGCCTCAAATGCTTGTTTGACTTCTGTTGGCGCGTTCTGTACAGCGCTTACAAGTTGTGTTGCTTGCTCGGGAGTTATGTTGCCAATATCTACAGCATCAAAGATTGCGTGCGCTTGGTCGCCATCAACGCTTGCCAAAACCTTTTCGCTCGTTGCAAGTGCAGTTGCCTGTTCCTCGGTAATACCACTCTCAATAACGGCATCAACAGCAGCAGCAACTTGGTCAGGTGTAACAGTGTCGCTCTCCAGTACGCCAACAAGTTCATTGAACTGCTCGTCAGACAACGGCTCGTCAAGGACAGCGCTGATAACTGCGTCAAACTGTTCGTCACTAATTGGCGCATCAAAAACAGTTGCCAAGGCTGCCGTGAATTGCTCTGTTGTTAGTTGTGCAGTAAAGACCGTGCCAACAGCCTCACTGAACTGTGCAGGGCTTAAATCCTGTTCCAAAATAGCGCTCACGGCTGTAGCGACCTGTTCTGCAGACGCATTTGCCTCTATTGCTGCTGTAGGCGCTTGTGCTGGCAGCGAAGTCGTTGTTGATGCTTGTGTCGCAATAGTGGTCGTTGGTGCAGTAGAGGGCGTTACAGCGCGTGGTTTCTTTATGGTCGTAGTAACTTCATCAACTGTTGTTGTAGTCGTGGGGTTATTTGATACGCTGGTAGTTGTGAATGTAGATATTGTGCTTGTCGTTTGTTGGAGTGTGCTAGTTGGCGCAATTGTGCTTGCAGTCGTAGTAGGGCTTGGCTGAGATGAAGTGGAAGCCTGAACAGTTGTTTGCACTGACAGCGATGTGGTTGTTGTCTGTACTTGCAGCACGGTTGTGCTTGTGGTTGTTGTGGGAACTTCCGTTGTGGTTGTTTCTACAAGTGTGGTACTCGTTGGCGTGGCTGGTTCTACAAATCGTCTTGTGAACGCCTCGTCAGGCACAATCTGCCAATCACCATTGTCAATTTGCCACGCCAGCATAAAACAAGTGCTACCACCGTTCTCGTAGAACCAGCCGTCAAGACGCAATGGCACACCAGCCTCGAGCGTTAGTGCATCTGTTTCCTCTGCAGAACAACCTTTGTCATTCCAACTGCCCCACTCGGTAGTGCCAATTTTCATTGTGCCACCGTCATCGGCAGCCAACCAAAAACGGATTGTGTTGTGCTGTGGCAATGTAATGAACCCTGTGTAGTGAGCCATGAACATGTCATCGGGACAACCATCAACTGGTTCACCGTCAAAACTTCTGTTGATGTTGTTTTCTATTTCGCTTCCGCATTGGTCATACGCGTAATCGGATTTGGTTGGTGGAATATCCGTCACCGAATAATAAACAGTGTTGATGCCGGCATTTGATTGTGCTTGAACACCTGAACTAAAAACGGCAAGCAATGCCACAGGCGCAAATACAAGCCACCGCACTACGCCACTATCAACGCAGTAGCCATACCAATAACGGCAACCGCTATTTTATTCATCTTGTGTTGGTCTTACTAAAGGTGCAGGTGGTTCTTGTTCGTGTTCCCACAAAACAAGTTTGCCGTCTGCTATCGCCCAGCCTGTTTCAAAGCCTTTTTCTACCAGCATCATTTCTAGTTCTAAACCAATCATGCGCTTATCTCCATCAAAATAATTGTTGACCTTGCGCCTGCGTGTTGCACAGCAACCGTTGCGCTGTTGTTGCCTGAAAAAAATGAAGTTTTATATGTTGTCGCAGAAGTTGTTGCTGGTTCGTCAAGTATTTGTATTCCAGAGCCACCAACACCGTTGGTAGCGGTTGAACCAGTCACGCAAATTTGTGCCCCTATGTTGCCGATGTTTGTTGCCCCCCTAAATGTATTTATGGTAATCCATGTGTCGTTAGTAATTTTTAATAGACCGTTTTGCTCAACACAAACAAGCACTTTGCTTGATGCAAACTTTGGTGTAATAGTTGCCGTAAGTGTCGTGTCTACTGGCGTGGTGCTTGCGCTAGTGATTTGCGATGCGGTTGAACCATAAACAACTTGCAAAACAGCACCGCTAGATGATGCAACACTCACCCACGCTGAACCTGTGTATGACTGCAACACATTCGTATCGTCAAGGTAACAAGTCATGCCTTCCGCAAGTGTTGGTTCACCAGCACCACCAAACGCTGCATCACGGGCTGCTGTAGAAGCGAACCGCATAATGGTTTGGTCCATCAAATAACCATTAACTTGTGCAGCCGTTAATTTACTGTATGCACTAAAAAGTTTTGCACCTAAACCAGCCATTATTCTTCAATCCATTCTTTTGCTGTGTTACCTTTAGCAACCCACGCAAGATACGCACAGTAATCAGCGTTTTCTTCTGACAATGGAATATGTGCATATTCACCATTGTGTTCACGCACGATGCTTACTATTTCACCAAATGATGATTGTGTTGTTCTTATAAAGTATTTCATTACAATTCTGCGCTTACTGCCCAATGACCAAGTATCTGTGCAGGAACCCAAGCAGGACAACCACCATAGGCAGAACTAACTACAATGTTATATTCACCACGCCAAGGAATAGTTGGTGTGACATTGCTATCTGTCCCACTAAAACCAATAGACCATTTATTAGATGTGCCATTGTTTTGCCAAAAAGAAATTGTGTGTGAGGCAGTGCGCTTTTGTACTTTGAAGGTAATGGTATAATTTACAGTGCCACTACTTTCTGTTGATTGTGAAGAAACAAAAGAACCAGCATTTACAACTGAACCAACTGATGTGCCGATATCATATGTTTTTTCATAATACCTTTGACATTCTCGTAGGTCATCAGCGAATGATTTGAATTCAAATGGTGTAGCAATAGAACCAACAGTTAATTGTGTGCCAGTAATCTGCCAAGCATTGCTAGTTGATGAAGCCACATTGGTTTGACCAGCAGCACGATTGGCATTAGTTACTGCACCCCACGCAGTAGGCAATGTTCCTGATGTGTATGTGGTACCTGCACCAAGCCAAAAGTTTATTTCAATGCCACTTACATTGCTGTTTGTCATTGTGCCTGTTGTATCAGCAGGGACAAGCATTGACACATACTGCCAAGTATTTGATGTGGTAACTGTGTAAGCCTTAGAAAAAGACCGTGTATTTACAGCATCATAAAATTCAACTACATAAGTTCCTGTTTGAAAAGACTTTACCCAAAATGATAAGTTCATTGTTTGTGCTGATGCTGTCCCTTTGCGTAAGGCTTGCAGGTTTTGTGCTTCTATTTTTTGAGACACGAAACAGAAAGCACCTGCTGCTGGTGAAGCATTTGCTGTTGTGCAAGCCATCTTGAATGAATTAACAAAGCCCGAACCTGTTGGTGCATCAGCAATAGTTGTCTGTGTCCATGTGCCTAGTGAACTGCAATTCATGCCCCATCTATCAGCAGTGCTATATGCAGTACCAGTTAAACCTGTAACGGCTGTGCCAACTGCTGAACGCTGGCTGACCTGCATGGCACCATTGATAAGCAGATTGCCCGACGAAGAACCAGTGAACAAAACAGCATCAACTTGGTCGGCAAGTGACCGCATTGCTGTTGCACCATCGGTTACATAATCTGTTGATGATGGATACGGGATTGCAAAGTTTGTAGTCGTGCCTGCCATTATTGCTTCCTCACAAGATTGTCCATATCAGATTACTCCATGATAGACCAGCAGGTACGCTTTCCCAAGTGAGTGTCGGCGTTACGCCATTCCAAGGTTGTGAATAGCCAACTGGAGAAAAGTGCAAGTCAATGTGATGCGTCTGTGGTGTGATGTGATGCTGAATGCCTTCAACATAAAGGTTCTTGCGCACCGATGATGGTGTCCCATACTTAAAAGTTTTAGTTACGCCTATGAAACTACCTATCTCTAATGCTGCAACTTGCAAGCGTTGCGCATCTGTTAAGGCGTGCATGTTGATTGATAAGCCTGTGAACCAGTAGTTGGGGTCTGCACGCAAAAGGTATTCAGCAAGAAGCAGCGCATCAGCGTTTGTTAATAACGGGCTATCAGTAATGACAATGCTCTGAACGCCATAGTTGTCTTGCGATGTTGTGTCGGTGCTCTGTTGGTCTGTTGGTGTCGGCTGCGATGGGTTTGGCGCAACAATAATGGTGACATCGTTAAGAATGCTGTCGGGACGAATTGATTGCGCTCGTACTACGCTATCAGCCATGTTGATACCTATTCATAAATAACTTCTAGCGACTCATACGGAATGGCTGTACCACTGTCATTAAACAATACCGTTGGTGATGCCTCTGTGCTGTTTGGTGTGCGTGCTTCCCAATTCAACGCGCCATTGCGGTCAATATACAAACGACCCTGCTCGGCTTCCTCAATAAGGTTGTTGAAGTATGCCAATGGTGTTTGTGTAGCAATAGCAAGGTTAGACAAGTTGGCAACGCCTGTAGCAATGATTGGTGCAGGTATTGATGGGTAGCCAACTTCGGGTAAGCCAAGTATGCGGTCTACGCGTGCGCCTGATTTTTCTGCGGGTGGCGTGAACCCATTTATTGTTGTTGTTGATAGGTTGAGAAATGCGTCAGCGCAACGCACAGTCACAATGTTGTGCCCGTCAATACCAAACTGCGAGTCGTACCCCACAATAAAACCAGTGAACAAGTATTCGCCGTTCCTGCTGATGCGTACTTGTCGGCGTGGCTCGAAGCCTAAACGCCCTCGGTCTGCATTCCAGTAAGGGCTTGCGCTATTTGCCACACTGAACTTATCTTGTCCTAGCAGGTCGTCAATAATAATTGTGCATGTCGCAGCGCCAAACTGTGCGTCTTGGCTGTCTCTGCCTCGCTTAATGGTGCATGCTGTTACATACGCGGTCACATCAAAGAAGGTTGTAGAGCCTTCTAGGTAATCCTCATCAAGTATGCCAAGCCCATCATCGTCAAGAGTAAAAACATTTTGATAGAACCCTGCATCAAGTTCAACCATGTATGTGCCAAGTGACGATAGACCGCCCATTACGCCACCTGAATGTTTATTGCACCTGAGCGCCTATTGAACTTGCGCAACTCTCCAACTAGCAAGTCAGGCAGTGTTGCATCAGCAATCTTGCTGTTGATAGTGATGTTGTAAATGTCACCATTAGCCAATTCGTTGTTGGGTTTGATGCTGCCGTTTTGTGATGGGATAAACAACTCGCGCCCACGCTCGCCAACTATGTAAGGCGTACCAGCAAACACACTGCCACCAACAGCCTTTCCTTTGGGTGCCTTCTTAGTTTTCTTTGGCATCTTGATACCTGTTTGCTTTACAGCAGTCGCAATCTGTTTGGCATCAACACCTGTCTTGGCAGCGCTCAGTTCGCGTTCTGCTTGTGCCAGTTGCAGTTTGGCATCTTTCTCGTTAAGTACAGCCTCAGTAACGCCATCACGCGCATCAATCTCAGCCTGTGCAGCGTCTGCTACACCTTTGGCAGCATCTTTCTCATCTGCCTTTGCTTGGTTAAGTAAATCAAGAGCCTCGTTGTATGCCGTTGTGCCTACAGCAGCGCCATTGATTTGCTCGTTCAGCAATGTTTGTGCAGTTGTGATTGCGGCTGTTGCGTCTTTCTGTGCCTGCTGCTTCTCTGTCAAGTCAAGTTCAGCCTGCGTCAATACCTCTTGCGCGTCAATAAGTGCTTGTGGGTCTGCAGCCTTTTGTGATGCAGCCAAAGCGTCTGTGGCATCGGTCAGCCCGTAGCGAGCATTGCGCAAGTCAATTTCAGCAAGCGCAATGTCTTTCTGCTTGCCAGTTGCCTGTGCCTCTGCCAGTGCAGCCTCCGCATCAGATACGCGGTATGTTGCCTCTGTGATTGCGTCTTGACCCTCTTGCAATGTGCGCGGGTCTGCAGCCTTTTGCAGGTCAGCCAACTTGCGTTGCGCGTCTGCCACTGACTGTTGTGCGTCTGCTAATGCAATGCTGGCACGCGTGCCATCTCGTTGTGCTTGTGCAAAGACGCGTTGAGCGTCTGCTGCTTGCTTGCTTGCTGCGCCATAGCCAGTAGTGACTTGATTGAAATGTGTTTGCGCTTTAGTTGTTGCAGCCTGTGAGGCAGCCAGTTTGGCATTGGCATCTGTTGTGCCTTGTATTGCTGCCGTCAATGTGCGGTTGGCTGTCTCAATACCCTTTGTGGCTGACGCTAATTGTTTTGCTTCCGACCCATAACCTTTAAGTGCAGCAGTGAATTTCTCAAACTTTGTTTTGGCAGTCTCTACAGTTGTAGCACCCGTGTTTATATCTGTGCCTGCTGTGATACCTATTTTGCCTAACAACGCCATTGTGGCAGCAGTGTTGGTTGCCTCTCCACGCGCTATAACAGCCATGCGAGCAAACTCTGACAAACCAAACGACATTGACCCACCAGCAGATGTTGTTGCTGTTGCAGCCACGCCAATTGCTTTGGCGTATGCATCCATTTTGTTTAGTGTTGTGCCTGTTGTTGCATCAAGAACTTTAAGTGCATCAACATAAGGCTTAAACTTGCCAGTGCCTTTAGTTGTGTACTCGGTTACATCAGCCATGCTGATACCCATGTCGCCTAGCGAGGCAACAGCAATTTTCATCTGCGAGTTATTCTTAGTTAATTCCTTGAACGCATCGCTCTGCGCTGTACCCTCTGCCAAAAGCGCATTAGTGAACTCAAGGGTCTTTTGTGCTGCTTTGGCTTTCTGTCCTGCGTATGTTCCGTACAAGATTGCTGCAACAGATAGCAAGGCTGTTACTCCACCTGCTGCAAGCATGGCAATCTTTGCTGCACCAATGCGCGCAATCAATACAGACATTGCACCACTTGAAACAGTTGTGATGATATTAAGTGCGCCCATGATTGCTGTATAGGTAATGGTGGCAACTCGTAATGCTGCAAACCCTGCAACTAAACCAGTGATGAGTTTGCCCATTGTGCCAAGTCTGCCAATGCCATTAACAACACTGCCAACAAGGTAATTAACGCCAGCGCCTACACCTTGCGAACCAATGATGGCAGCAAAGTTCTCAAAGACAGGCAAGATGTTATCCATTACAAATTGACTAGCGCTTTCAAGCACAGGTAACAACAACCCACCAAGAGTCTCTGCAACATTGCCTACGGCTACTTTCATGCGGTCAAAGTCTGTTGCTGATGCAGCAGCCGTGCCACCTACTTGCGACTCAACTTCTTTAAGAATAAGTTTCTGTGCATCAAGTACCTTGCCAGTATCAACCAATGTTTTAATTTGGTCTTTCTGTGCTTGCGTAAAATCAACGCCTGCTTTTTTCAATGCTGTTACACCCTTTACAGGGTCTGACAATGCTTTACCAAGTTGTACTGCTGCTGCGTCTGCACTGCCGAACACATTGCCAAGGTCAAGCGCTGCCTGCACTGCACGGTCAAAGACTTGATTGCCTTTGCCTGTTTCGTTACGCACAGCCTTAAAAGTCAGCAACAGGTTGGCTGATGTTTGGATTAACTCATCATCAACGCCTGTTTGCTTGCTTAACTTGTCAGATAACTTTCCAACTTGTTCTGCTGTTATTCCAGCAGCGCCACCAGTAGCAGTGACGATGGCTTGTGTTTGTTTCATTACCTTCTGTGACTCAAGGGCAGCATCAACAAGACCTTTGCCAATAACACCTACTGCAACACTGCCAATGGCAGCCATCTTGCCGAAGGCTTTGGCAAACTTGGTAGCGCCAGCATCAACAGTCTGTAGTGCTGTACCTGCCTTGCCACTTGCGCTATCCAGTTTCTTGAAATCAAGAATTGCTTTAGTGATACCTTTACTGTCAAAGGTTGTAATGATGGGTACTGAAATTGCCATAACTACCTACCAAACTGTCCAAGGCTGTTGCGCCCCTGCGTCTTAGTGAATGCGCTCTGCGCCTCGCGCTTACTGATACTGGCTTCAAGTTCGTGATTGATTTTGACCTCTACTTGGGCAACAGCATCAGCAACATTCTTTTCAACCAAGTGCAGATTACGGGTAACAGTTTTCCACATAACGCGCGATGCATTGCCGTAACCTTCTTTCTTGAGGTTTGCGACAAAGGTGTTGCCTGTAGTGCGTTGGTTCTGTGCCATGTCAAAAACCATAGCGGCACCATTGCGTTGTTGTATGCGCACGATTGGCCATGAGTTTGTGTATGCGTTCTTCCGCCCACCAACCTTTGCACTAACACCTCTGCGTACCTGTGCAATCTTGTAAGTAGGGAATGGTCCACCTTTACGCTTGCTGTTGATGGTTGGCTTCATAAAGCCCGACAAGACCGTAGGTGGGAAAGCGCCTTGCACAACACTGACAAGTGGCTTAGATACTTTGACTATTTCTTTTGTTGTTTTTTTATACAGGTCGCGGTCAAGATACATCAAGGTCTGCAACGCAGGTTTCAATCCATGCACTTGCATTCCGACTCTTAGTGTTCCTGCCATGCTTGCAATCTACTTCACTCTGTTTGGTTGTTTAAGTCGCCATTGAGCAACTTGTATCATCGCGTCAAGCATCTCCTCGGATTCACTCAGCAACACTTGTGGCGTGATACCTGACTCAAGAGCCAGCCACGCAATTAACCAAGTGGCTGAGTCGTTACCAAAGGGTCTGCACCAACTGCATCTTCTTCATCTTCTTTGATGCTGATTTCAGAAACGAAGTTAATCCAGTCGGGGTCAAAAGGTTGCTGCGTTACTTTGTTGCGTTTCTCGCTGTGCCATGCAAGCC